ACGCTTCTCAATAGTTGTCTTAGGGATACCTTGGCCACATTGAGCACAAGGAACATCGAGGATTCTTAGATCATCATCATTGGAAGCGTTTGTCCGAGCCATAGAAAGTATCTAAGCACATGAAACGCGGAAACAGCAACTTATTTCACAAATGAGAGCATAAAGTTTAGGCGAATCAACTGCTCATTGAGCCTGGAAAGAGTTTTAGCTCGAAGAATAGGGTCATCACGCAACACAACAACAAGTTCCCCTAACTCGTCAATGTGAGTGGAGAGCACTCTAATTTGTTGCAGCAACTCCAGCTGTGATTCCATCGGCCTTTCCTTTTATCTTCTCCAGAATAGCAGTGGAAGCCTTACCCTGTTTTGCTTCTAAATACAAGGAACGAAGCCCATCTAAATCATTTATGTTATTGAGTGCAGACTCCCAGTTACGAGCAGGAGTGACATCACGCTTGACTTTAGACATTTCTTCACGGGTAGCACGCTTATCACCTGAATAACCTGCATTCGCTAAAGCTCGACCAATAGCCGATGTTTCAGCGTTCTCAAGAGCAGAAGTCTTATTGGCCATCCCTGTGCCATCAATCTCGAAGGCAAGTCCAGTCGCTTTAGCCAGGTTCTTTTCCTGATCTGTGGAAGTCAAATAAACATAGGCTTGGACAACCCAAGTTGAAATCTGTCTATCCTGTGCCGAAGTAATGTTTCGAGTGATTAGTCTGCCATCAGGGTTGTCTTTGTAGAAGCGTGCGATACGCTCTGCGACTGTTTCATAATCAGCAAGGTTAAATTGAGCCATAATCTTTACCACTCAGATTCGGTAGAGGAATCGTAATCAGAATCCTTGCGAGACAGTTTCACCCAAGCGTTCATCACAATAGCGACAACAGGGATAATAACAACACCAAAAGCCAAAATTAGGCCAGTGTAGTAAGGCAGATCAACAGTCATTTATTTCTTCACTTTCTTGATAGTTAGATAAGGTGCATTATTGCCACGCTGAGACAGAGAGACAACAACTTGCCCATCTATTGTCCCATTTTTCGCCCCATTTAGAGCCGAAATAGTGCGAGACTTCATCTCTCGTAAATGTGTTTCAGCAGCATCAAAATCTGTTTGAGCGTTTATCAACTCGATACCTAGAGTGCCTAGTTCTTCATCTCTAGATTCGACACCAGGGGAAAGAGAACGAATCGTCTCATAAGTTGATTCCGAGCCATCCCAATCCGGCTGTTCATCAGAGAAGATTCTTGCCCTAAAAATTAGGACTCGCGTAAAGATTGCATCAAACTCGAAATCATCCCATTCGACAGTGTATTCGTTGTATCTGCCTGCATTGACTACTGCGAAAACTGCTTTCTTGATACCAAAAACCCACATGTACCAGATCACTTGAGCTCTGTAATGCTCAGGGACAGCATCCCAATAAGTTGCTGTATGTTTTATCTCAAGGATGTAAGGCGAACCTGTTTCGTCATAGCAGATTGCATCAGGGTTAGCGTGAGCCCAAAGATTCTCTGGATGGGCATAAGTGCCAACCTCGACAACTTTATGGTCAGGATGTTGCTCCTCATAAAGAGTTCTAATAGCAGGTTCGACAAGTTGCCCTAACCTCATAGCAGTATTAGGTTCAAAGCTAGAAGGAAGCCTGCCTGTCTTTTGAGCCCACAAAGTAACAGCAGAAGTAAACGGAGACAACCCTAGAATTGCCCCTATTTCCGACCCCGAAATGACACCCTTTTCATCTCTAAGAGCATGCCATTCCACAGAGTTATTTTCGAAGTTACCTAAGAATATTGCGGATGTTTCTAAATTGTCTTTATTGGTATTAGTCATAAGTAAACTCTAGTTATGACTGCCGACAATTTTAGATTAGATCATGCGACCATTGAGCTGCATGAAGCGATTATGGATAATGGTGGAGTTGAATGCGAGCAAGTTCCCGATGTATTCTTTCCCGAGGAATGGGCTACTAGAGGGGCTATGCAATCAACAAACATGTATAACCTGGCAATACAAACTGCTAGGCAAATCTGCATGCGTTGTCCGGTCATGGATAAGTGCCTAAGAGTTGGCATGGCAGAAGATTATGGTATTTGGGGTGGAACAACACCTAAACAGCGAAGGCAAATAAAGCGTGAGCAGGAAGCCTAATCTTTATCTCTACGAATCGGGTAAGTAAGCACCCAGATTGCGGTAGAAGCGATAATGCAGTAACCGATAACAGTCTTAGCAGTGCCCTCCAACACAATCCAAGCAATAAACATGCCTAGCAGAGTCCATAGTTGGCCGATAATGTCTTTCAGGAAGTTCATTCCTTATTTCTCCTTGTTTTAGTTGATCCAGTAGAACCTGCACTTGCTTGAGCAGAAGCCACAGCTTGATTAGTCGAGAATTGAGCAATCTGAGTAACAACCACAGCAGCAACAACTTCTTTTTTGGCGGTTGCTCTAACTTCGGGGCTCATGTCTGCCCCAACATTTCCCATGAAGTTCAGAGCATCAGTCAAGGCCACAATAGAAGCACCAAGCATAGGAATAGCAGCAATATTCTCTGGAACTTTCACATCATCGGCTTGAGCAGCGTTTAGCAGATTATCTAAAAGTTGCTGATGTTCCTCAGTAGGGCTTAGAGCGGGCGGTAAAGGCTCGACAGTCGGTTCAGGAGTAACCACAGGCTCGGGGCTAGGAACAGGCTCCACAGGCGTTACAGGGGCTACAACAGGCACATCAGGGACAACAGGCGGTTTAGGTTCAGGAACAGGCACAACAGGCGGTTCAGGGACTACTGGAACGACAGGAGGTTCAGGGATAACCGGCGGAACGACCACAGGAATAGTTGGCATAGGAGTCGGCACAACGACAGGCGGTTCAGGCGTTACAGGCTCGACAGTATCTTGAGTAAAAGCAGAAGCAGGAACAATCACGCTCCCAGAATCAGTATCCCAATATAGGTGATTACAAGCTGCGCCCCCATACTCATAGAACCAGGCATCAAACTTCTGCGAAACACCTGCAACCATGTCGGCCACACCCGAAACAGGCGAACAACCCTTCAAAGTCCAGCCATCAATAACAGGAACATCATCAAGCGACATGTAAAACCCATCATCGCTCCAATCAGTAAACGAAATAGAGCCAGAAACTTCTGAAGTTAGATAACCCGAATAATGGACTAAAACAAAGTCAGCCTGACAACCAGCAACCACACCACCATATTGATAATCGAAATCAGAATCAATATTAGGAACGCTAACCCAACCAGAATCACAAAAGGTATAAGCCTGGCGATCAGGAGTCGAAACAGGGTCATAAGTGTAAACCTCAACTTTCAGGCCATCAGATTCCGCTTGAGCAACAGTCAAAGGCCAAAAAGTAAAAGCCAAAACAAAAAATACTGAAGCAAGGAACTTGAGCTTCATTTACTTCTGCTTAGGTTCAGGCTTTACATTCTTCAACTGGACAGATTGCTGGAATGCAGCGTTTATTTCATTCTGAGTCAATTTGCCATCCTCAAGGAACGCCAAAGACAACTTCTCAATAACCTTAGCAACAGCCAAGATTCCACCAATAGCGGCAGCAGTCGCAGGAGCAACACCGCCAAGAGAACCTGCACCAATAACACCTAACGCTGAAGCCACAAAAGTAGCAACAACTCTAAGAGCAACATTTCCAAAAGCCTTCATTATTTCGCTCCATTCTCAAGGATGTGTTTCATCGGATCTACTAAAGCTTCGTAAGCTGCAAGATGGATGGCAGGGTTGCTCCATGACTTATTTGCCTTACCAATAGATAAGTGCAGGTGAGCCCCAGTCGAAGCCGAACCGCTAGGCGTATTCTTACCTCCACCAACAAGGCCAATAACAGTCTTACCAGCAACAACCTTGTCATCCTTCTTCAGGTCAGATTGTTTAGCTAGGTGAGCGTAAAGAACAAACATGCCATCTTTCGCTGAATGAACAACAATCCAGCCAAGAACATCAGTCCACTCATTTAGGAAAACAGTGCCATCAGTAATAGCGTGAATCGGAGACTTCTCTGCAGGATGCCAGTCTTGTCCTCTATGAGGTCTGCCATTGCGGTAAGGGGCTAGATTGCCGAACTCGTCTCCACGAAGTTTAGGGCTAAAAGGTTCAACATAAATTGCGGTCATACCCCAATTTTAGATTAAGAGTTGTTATTGCCCGAAGAAGCCTTTGATAAGAACAACAGCAACAGAGGTAACAACAGCAGTAATCAGAGCAGGTATCCAGGCACTCCGGTTTATTTGCTTCTCTAATTCTCTAATCCTTGTTTCGTGATCTCTGGAAGCTTCAAGAATCTGAATAGAGTTTGCTTTTAGAATTTCGATGTCTCGAACAATCTGCAAGAGTAGACTTTGATTGCTAGGTTTCGGGTCAGTCATTAGCAGTCATTTCGTGCCCACAAATACCACAAACAAGGATGCCTTCGATAGGGGGAGAATTAGGCACATCTTTTACAGGGCAAGTCGCAGTTTTACAGCTTAACATTTTATTATCCTGTCGCAGTTCCAGTGGACATCATAAAGGCAACACCAGTCAAAGTTTGAGTCGCAGGCTGAGACACCGCACCATTATTGACTAAAGCAATAGTCGCGGTTCCAGTAGTTACAGCGTTTACCACAGGAGTCAAATATGCTCCAGTAGTGGCCAAACCAGCAATAATCGGGGCAGTAGTAAAACGCGAAACAGGCAAAACAACGCTAACCAAAGCAGAAGAACCAGCAGCAATAGCAGTGCTCGGGCCAGTCACCTGGAATACATACATTGCAGAAGGTTGTGGCTGCCAAATTGCACCGTCATAATGCTCCATGTGATCTTTATCAGTCAGATAAGAGACCTGCCCATTTACAGCAGTCGCAATAGCTGTGGCACGAATCGCTGAAGAACCAAAGATACCTACAACCTGTTGAGATACATAAGTGTTCAAATCGGCAGCAGTCAGCACATCACCGATAGCCCAAGTTTTTAAAGTCATAAAAGTTCTCCTAAATCCTTAGTTTACTAGCATTCTAGACAACCTTCTGAGTATCTAAGACACCTAGATAACTAGAGCCT